TTTTATAGCAGCTTTTCGAACAGTTTCAGTTATTCTTTGTCTCGGTTTTGTTTTAGTAATAAGTTTCTCCGTATCTCTAATTTGTTGTCTAATTTTTTGTAATTCGTTTTCATCGTATTCTCTCTGCGCCTGTTCAAGAATTCTCATATCATTTTCAAACGCCTCTCGATCGTTTTCCCAACCATGTGCTCTATCAAGAGCAAAATCACGAAGTTCATTTTCCTCTTCGGGTGTTGCTATGAGAAAATCATCATTTTCATTATTTATTTGATTTGAAGGTGCATCTGCATCTGCATCCTGTAATTCATGTTCGTAATACCTATATCGATTCCCCCTTTCTGTTCGTATAGGTACAAATGGAACAGGTGGGAAATTGAGTGTACTATCACTCATCACTTCTCTCAACATAAAAGTATTAGTATCATCATCTTCAGATTCCGAATCATAAATTGAATTTGAAGGTGAAATAATATCATGGATTTTTTTTATCGAATTACACATCTCAAGGTAATGACCCTCGGATACATTACTTGAATTTAAATCAATCAAACGCATTAAATTAGTAAGATCTTCCATTTTTATATTCTTTAAAAAAAAATAAATTAAAATTAACTTAGGTTACTCACGTCTAGATTTATTTCATAAAAAGTATCTATAATACCCTGATTTACACGCATAAATGAAGTTACAATTTCCATTTCATTTTCAATGGAATCAAGATTACGTATATATGCTTCTCTTTGACACTGTCTATATTCATTCGAAAAACTTAAATATTCTAAAAAAAAATCGTGTGAATTACTCGCGTATCCAAGTTCTTGTAATTCTTCTACAGTTTCACAAAGGGGTAGGTCTAAAGCGTTACAATATGCCTCGAGTGCTTCGCTTTTAATAGTTTTAGTTACACGGTATCTTTTTTTACACGTTTTTAAGGCTCGCTTTATTCTCCTTCGTTCGCGGACGAAACCCATACACTTAGTAACTATCGTATCTAATGGGTTTTCTCTTAATCTAACTGGTAAAGTACGAACACGTCGAGTATTTCTAGAAATATCACGGAGTGTATTACAAATTTCTAAATAATCACCTTCAGGTATTTCGTCTGAGTGATTATCAACTAAGCTCATGATTTTTTGTAGAGTAGTAGTTGTCATAGTATATATTAAAACTTTCTATTTTTTAAATGGAATTCTTCTAGATATGACCTGTAAAATTCAGTCTCGTTTGACACACACGGATCGAGATATAAGAGTTTTTTATAAGTAAAAACGTTTTTAATATCCAGTTCTTCAGATCTAGCGGCAATAGCATAATTTCTGACCGACTGTGTTACATTTTTTCGTTTCGTAAAACTTATATTTTTTTTAATTATTTTTTTTGAATTTTCTTCTATTTTTTCAATCTTATAAATATCAAATTCATCTTTCAGAAATATGTACTTTTCTTTCCAATAATCTCTTTCTTTATAAACACTCACCATGTGCTTATTTATTTTGTACAGTTCCGGATACTTTTCCTTTGTTGTTTCCTTCATTTTTTAATAAAAGTAAGGCTTCAATTACTTCAGCAATTTCGTTGTGTTTTAAACAGAATCCGTTCTTACCAGCTCTACAATAACAGGGTTGGTAGCAACAATTTGGTCGCATTTATTTTTTTATGTTTTTATATTTTTATATTTCAACTTAGGACTCCGATTCACTTACAATTTCACCTTCCTCGATTTCAGTTTCAGATTCAGACAACATTTCACTTTCTTCATCACTTGAGTATTCATTTGTACGTTTTACATCGTCTATATTATTAGGAAGAATATCATAAAGATTATCCCAATTTACATGACTCTTAATTTCATAATCATCAATAAAGTCCTCCATTGAAATTTTATCATAAATACCCCAATCTTCTTGAAATAACCATCTCCAATACCCAATGTCTTTGTATTCGATTTTAGAAGGAAAAAGTTCAATCGAATAATTTTCACCTTCTCTATACTTATTTCTATAAAGAGTTTCCATGGTTTCTTCTACGTAAATATCATACATGTGCTCTAAAACACCGACAGGAGATTCACAAACATTTATTTTAGGTTCATAGGAAAACGTTGTAAAATGCGCCTGTCCATAACTTGTTTCAATTTTTTTCTTTGAAACTCCCATGTAAGCGATATAATTTTTATTATTGGAAGGAATAAGATGTTCGGGGTATCCAAATTCTGCACGCAAACCATAGACATTACAGCTTTTATTGTTCAAATTACTACATAAATCATTAAGGTGAGAAAGTTTTACGAGCGAGGTACAGTTTTTTAAAAGTTCGTGTGTAAGATTGTTAGACATGTTATATCATTAAAAGGTCTATATTTTTTAAGTATGATTAAATTTCCATTTTTGTTTTTGGTAACGTTTGTAAAAGACATTCCCAATCAACATTTTCCGGTATTTTGTTTTTTAAGAAAAACTTTTCACCGGATTCGATATCTTCAAAATATCTCTTCATATATTTAGTCCACATACGTCTTTCTGATCTGATAACATAAGGTACAATTATCATTTCCTTGTGATTTATCATTGTTCCATCTTTAGGAGATAAATTATCCACAAGCATATTTAAAAAAGGTAATGTAATTTCTTCACACCCCTTATTTTCGTGATAAAATTGAATCATTCGAATATCCTCTCTATCACCAACTTTACTCAAACAAACATAACCGAGATACGTATTATTACCAAGTTTAGTCGGAAAACCTTCTTTGGGTTTAAGTGCAAAAACTTCAACGTCAATAGGTTCGAATAAACCCAAGGCATTAGACATGACTTCGTTCATATCTTTGAGTTGAACAATTTCAGTGTGTGTTTTTAAAAGATTAAAGAATAAAGACATTTTTGTTTTTTTATTTAATTTTTTATATTTCGTCGATCCCACTTAGGTCATCGTCGTTCATTAATAACTCTTCAGCTACAATTTGATAAAAAGCCATTTTATACGCCAAAAATCCAAATAAAGTTGCACCCATATTAAAATCAAACGGTAAATCATTAGAATTCCACATTGATTCAGCTAATGCCAAGCATGTCGGTAACAATAATCTTTTATTCAAACCGGGTATTCTTTCAATATTATCTACATATGATGACAACGAGTCTATATAAATACACGATGCAATTGTCCCTAAGGTAGCAGATACACCGTCAACGGGTGTATGAAAAATGAAGTTATACGTCGAAATAGCTACACCATATTTCAGTGTTGATTTTTTAATTTTAGTCTTGACTTGTTCGTATTCAGCTATACCTTCTTTACGTTTAGTAGGGCATGATATTCTAATGGTTTTAGTGTACGGATTTATTATATTTAACATATTACAATTTATTTACTCTACATCTATACCTTTAATAATGTAATTTTCATCTTGAAAATACTTTTTCTTAAATGCGCGTTCCTTTTTTATAAAATCTTTACAGCTCTTCTCAACTTCATATATACGTCTATGAATATTTAATAAATTACTTTTATTAGTAGGTGTTTTTCGCCATTTATCGCCGAAAATATTAGAATATTGTAATTCGCGTCTTTGGTGTTTAAGATCATCGAGAAGTAGTTTATAAAGTACGAGTGAATATGAATCATATTCACTACGCTCGTAATCATTTAAACACATTTGTTCACGTGCAAGTGTATTCATACTTTCACGGAGTAGGTTCGCCCCATTTTTCTCTCCATCGGTTAACCAGAGTTTCGATTCTCTCTTTTGAGAATCGTGTATTTCTGGAGGCTCGTTGAGGGGCTCCTGGACACACGAGATCACATGATTCGTACGTATTAAGTTTTTCCCATACAAGTCTTTGCATGTCACCCGGGAGTTCGTTTGTCGCTTGACAAAAAGAGAGTTTATAGTCGTATGTGTGTAAGGCGATATAGTCGTCCATTTCATTTGTATATTAAGTTTATTAAATCTTTATTTATATTTAAAAAACTTAGGACTATATTTATCGAATGTTTTGTCATGCTTTAAATATTCTAAAATAATAGTTTCGCCACTGTCGTTTTTTGATATAATTTTATTACTCGAAAATTCCGATGATAACATCATATTAGGATGTAATGATACATGAGACTCTGTTGATTTTAGTGTTTGTGTATTTGAACCCAATAAGCGAGATATACTAGAGTAAAACGAAAACATGCTATTATTTATGTTTATTTTTTTATATTGTAAATACAAGATGGTTTCACTCCAGGACTTACCCAAAAAAGTACAATACATTATAATAGATTCAAAATATGTAAATGGTTCAAATAATACATTTTCTATAGATCTAACACTTGAATCGAATTTACATTTAGAAGAAATGTCACAGGTATGTGGACTGAAACCAGTTGATTTTTATATCACACAGATTGGTCAATCTAATCCGAACTCTGATTCACATGTAAGTAGCGTTGCAAAATACGTTGATATTATATGTGAAGATATACCAAAAAGAGCACAAATACTCGATGAAAGACATGGACAGATTTTAGCCAGAGTACCATTAGAAAGACATTTCAATCATGGTTCGCATACTATCATTAGGGATAAACAATGGAAAGGGTTTCAAAGACAAACAAACTTATTTAATCCCATATCTATACAAAAACTAAATTTTGAATTATACGAGTATCAGGAAGACACTGATTACGTTACTTTACAACCTGATGCAGAGTGGTATATGGTTCTTGAAATAACAACTGTAGATGTAAAAGAAAAACCTATAAATAGAGAAGTTCAGATTCTCGAGGCTTTGCATAAACTTATCGGTAAGATAGATGAACTCAACATAAATGTCGAAAAACTTCCAGATAAGAATGATATTGAAAAAATGGAAAAAGAAAAAAGAAAGAAAATTCCATTAATGTACCTTTTTATATTTTTAATGTTTATGGGGGGTGGTTATTACTTACTAAATCGCAAGGTTTCACAACCGGTGCCTATGCAGATGCAGCCGACTTTTTAGCTGGTGTTTTCTTTGGAGTAGCGGCTGCTTTTTTAGCTGGTGTTTTCTTTGGTGTAGCAGCTTTTTTAGCTGGAGATGGTGCTGGAGCTGGAGCTGGAGCTGGAGCTGGTGCTGGTGCTGGTGCTGGAGCTGGAGCTGGAGCTGGAGCTGGAGCTGGAGCTGGAGCTGGAGCTGGTGCTGGAGCTGGAGCTGGTGCCTTAATAATGTCGGCAATTTCTTTAATTATACCATATATTTCAGTTTTGTGAATTTTTGGTCGTTGCATAGCATGTTCAATTTTTTCTCTGACAGAGTCCATCGCGTAATATATATAAAAGAAATATTATCTTTATACTAAATGTTATTCATAGGTCCAACTCTCCTGAGTGGAATAGGTCAACACTGTAAAAAATACATGGACCTTTTTCCCGTTGATGAATATACTAAATATTTAGAAATACACGATGAAATACCAGAGTCTGAATATGCATTTATATTCGCACTTCCCGTAAAGTATTGGTTAGACAAAATACCAGAAATTAAAAGAAAAGTAAAACATGTGACGTGTATGACGGTATGCGAAACAGAAACAGTACACGAAGATTACGGTAATCTTTTTGATTTATTTGATAAAATTGCAGTACCGAGTGAATACTGTAGAAAAATTTTTAAAAGACAATTTCCAGATAAACATTTTTTTGTAATACACGCACATATACCTTATAAAAGACCGTATACATTTTACCATATAGGTAATGTACATGATCCTCGTAAAAATTTTAATAAAATATTAGAGTGTTTTTTACGATTAAATAAACCAGACTCTAGATTAATTGTTAAAGCTACATGTAAACAACCCGTTAATATAAACTTACCAAACGTAACTGTTATAAACGACCTGGTATCTGACGAAGTTATGGAAGATATACATAGTAAATCAGATTGTTATGTAAGCTTCTCTTCATCAGAAGGTGTTGGTATGGGTGCAGTAGAATCTGCTATAAGAAACAAACCGGTAATAATAACAGATTATGGTGGGGCAAAAGAATATATAAAAACACCTTATACTATTAAATGTGATTTACAAGAAATACCGAGAGATGATTTTTTATACAAAGAAGGTATGCAGTGGGGAAAACCCAGTGTAGACCAACTCATGGAATTTATGGTCGATGCTTACAATAAAAAAATAAGATATATGGATCATACGAAAACCCGAATGCTCACATGTAAAAAAAATATTTTACAAGAATTCATCGTTAATGTAATTAGTGACAAAGATAATGAGTCCAGTGAGAATAGCTCCGGAAGTGAGTGACCCCTTTTGCGCGATTAACATGGCAACAATTTCATCAATGGGTCCTATATTTGTTGGTTTTTTAAGAATTTCTGGAATAATTTGTGATATAGCGAGGTAAAGTGCCATTGATATTATAACGGGTCTGAGTGTTTCCTGATCTAACATTATTATTATAACAATATATTTATTTTTTATGAATATTATTATGTTTTTTACAATATATTCCACATGATGATTTAAAAGAACATCGTTTACCACTCATTGTTATAGCCTGGCATGTAATATTCTTATGTCTATTTACTATGTGTTTATCTGGAACAATATCTAAAAAAATTATTTTACTTTTCTCTCGTTTATCATTGTACTTTTTATGAGATTCTCTAAGCTTATGAATACTTCTCACAAATTGTTCACATTTTTCCGGTTGGTTTTTGTATAGACCTCTGGCAATATCTAAGTCATTTTTTTCATACAACATGTTGATTTATTGTTTGGTTTTGATTCCTGATATGTATTACATATTTTGCAACTGAGGTTAAAAAAATACACATAATTACAACATTACATGTAAAATAATACCATATATATTCATATATACCCAAAAATGTTGTTAATAACATGGTAAATATAATATATACTGTGTACACAATAATACTGTAAATATTATTATTTTGTGTGCTATGTAATGGTAATATACATGCTAAACAGTTAACTATAGATATGATATTATCATATATAAGTGTATAATATATACTGATTATAACAATAAATAAATTCAGCCAATATACAATATCCAATTTGAATATTTGGTATTCAGGTTGCGGTTGTTGTTGACTTCCGATAGTGGGTAAAACTTCCAACACACTTGGTCTTTCTTCTTCATAATTTATACCTATAACACTAGTTCCATCCGGTTGTCTAACTTCATTATAGTACATAAAAGAATAAATTGTTTTTCTTTTATGTATATTAATATTAAATGTAAAGGTAGATGTTACATATGTGATAATCCACTTCAACCCTATGTAAAAAGTAATAATTGGCAGGTAAGAGATTTAGTTAGATTTTATAAAAAAAATATATCACCGTTATTTTGTTACAATAATGTAATTTTTTACAAAGTTTATAAACTAAAAGCTCAAAAACTCTGTTATAGTTGTTTTAAACACGAAAATGAAAAAATCACGTGTGAACAATTCCGCAGACGCGAATGTGGACAGTTTAAGTATTTTAACAAAGTACCTTCTTTATCTGAAAAAGATATCAATAGTTGGTTTCAAAAATTGTGTAAATACGTTAAAAAAAATTATGATAAGGATAGACATATACCAAGTTTTTATGAAGAAGATATTTAAAAAATATATACGTATGTAATAGTATGTGCGACGCAGTATCAGGTCCGAATACAGGAG